AGAAGTTTATTACCATGAACTTCAAGTCGGAGGCAAATGGCAAAAATTCTATGACCCGGGAAAAAATGACAACGAGCGTTCACCATTGAATGAAGTTTATGATGAACTTATGGCAACTGGTAAAGAATCTGATAAAGAACTTGCTCGTCAATACAAATCACGTAAATTTTACATCGTAAAGGTAGTCGACCGCGACGCTGAAGAAGAGGGTGTGAAGTTTTGGAGATTTAAACACAACTACAAGAACGAAGGTATCTTGGATAAAATCATTCCTATTTGGAGACAAAAAGGTGATATCACAGATGCAACCACAGGTCGTGACCTTATCGTTCAATTGGTAAAACAAAAAACACCAGGTGGTAAAGACTACACATCAATCCAAACCATTATGCATGATGACCCCTCAGTTCTTCACTCAGATGAATCTGTTATGAAGTCTTGGTTAGAGGATGAATTGACATGGAATGATGTTTATTCAAAAAAACCTGAAGAATACTTGGAGGCTATCGCACGTGGTGAAGAACCTCGTTGGGATTCTGAAACTGGTAAGTATGTTTATGGTGATGATGCTATCTTTACCATGGGTGGTAATAAAACAAAAGAAACTGTAGACCCCCAAGCAGGTGCTTCCCCTGATGAGGACCTACCGTTCTAATTCAACGGGGCAGACTTTGTCTGCCCCTTTTACTTTTTAATACAATGACAAAAGAAACAAGAGAAAAGATGATTACCAGTCTCAAACGTAAGTACGAGGCTGAGATTTTGGAGGCCGAGGCAACTCTTATGATTTATCTTGAGAATGCTGCGGGTATTGGGGAGCACCCCCAAATATTAGAGGAGATGGACAACTTTGTTGAGAAGTTAGCCAATGCGAATGATAAGTTAGATACCCTAAATAAATTTTGGAAAACTAATGGCTAAGTTACAAAAAACTGAAACTGACTACCGTTACTATGAGTTTGAACTCACTGACGAGCAGTACGAGATGTACAAAGACAACAAAGACGCCTTTTGGGATGAGGTAGACCCTGAGTGGGAATACGTCGGAGACAATCAAGGTAAAGATGAAATTGAACTAATTGATTAATTATGGCACTCAAAAAAAATGACTTCTCTTCTGTCAAGAAGAAATTCTCAACATCTGCAAAATACAAACCACAACGTTTTTTTGATTGTGGACAAGAATTTTTGGATGCGGTTGGATTACCTGGTCCTGCAATGGGACACATCAATATGTTTTTGGGACACTCAGACACTGGTAAAACAACCGCCCTCATAAAGACTGCGGTGGACGCACAGAAGAAAGAGATTCTACCTGTGTTTATTATCACCGAACAGAAATGGAGTTTCGAACATGCGAGACTGATGGGTTTTGAGTGTGAGGAAGTTGTTGATGAGGAAACTGGTGAAATCGATTGGGATGGATTTTTCATCTTCAATAATAATTTCGATTACATCGAACAAATCACCGATTTTATCAATCAACTATTGGATGCTCAAGAAAAAGGTGAAATTGATTATTCATTGTGTTTCTTATGGGATTCAGTAGGTTCTGTCCCCTCAAAGATGACCTATGATGGTAAAGGTGGTAAGCAACACAATGCTGCGACCTTGGCCGATAAAATTGGTATGGGTATCAACCAACGTATTTCGGGTTCACGTAAAGCGGATTCAAAATATGAAAACTCTTTGATTATTGTGAATCAACCATGGGTTGAACTTCCTGATAATCCATTTGGTCAACCAAAGATTAAAGCTAAAGGTGGTGAGTCTGTTTGGTTGAACTCATCTTTGGTATTCTTGTTTGGTAACCAAAAAGGTGCGGGTACAACAAAGATTACCGCAACAAAAGACAAGAGAACAGTGAAGTTTGCTTCACGTACAAAAGTTTCCGTCATGAAAAACCACATCAATGGATTGGGTTATGAAGATGGAAGAATTATTGTTACTCCTCACGGTTTCTTATCAGGTAAAGATACCACCGAAGAAAAGAAATCTATTGAACAGTACAAGAAGGAGTACGCTGATTATTGGAATACAGTTATTGGTTTGGAAGGTGACTTTTCTCTTCATGAGGAAAAAGAAAGTGAAATCCTTTAAACACAGTATGTGTGAAAACTTTATTAATAGATGGAGATAATTTATTTAAAATCGGATTCCACGGAGTCCGAGAATACTTCGTTGATGGAAATCACATTGGGGGAGTATTCCACTTTCTCAACACCATTAGAAAACAACTGGACGAGAACGAGTACGACAAAGTCATTGTCTTTTGGGACGGCGACGGCAACTCATCTCGGAGACGTGAAATATATCCTAAGTACAAACTAAATCGTAGAAGGGATATGAACGAATTCAAATTCGAATCATATCTCAATCAAAAAGAACGAGTCAAACAATACTTGGAAGAATGCTTTGTGCGTCAACTCAAAATCGAAAATAACGAGTCCGATGATTTGATTGCCTATTATTGTGGTTTGGCAACAGACGAGAATAAGGTGATTTTTTCATCAGATAAGGACCTCTTACAACTTATTGACCAAAATACGTCCATCTACTCACCTATCTCCAAAATACTCTATAAGAAGGGAGATAAAGTAAAAATGTTGGGTACCGAAATCATTCATGAAAACGTGCTGACAATCAAAGTTATTATGGGGGATAAAAGTGACAACATTGATGGGATTGCACAACTCGGAGAAAAAACATTCATCAAATTTTTTCCCGAGGTAATTGACACACCCATTTCTGTTGCCGATATTTTGAACAGAACAAAAACTCTTATCGATGAACATGGAAAAGTCAAAGCCCTCGAGAACTTGTTGGTTGGAAAAACCAAAGAAGGTGAGATGGGGGAATCATTCTTCGAAACAAACAAGAAAATCGTGGATTTGTCCAATCCAATGATTACCGATGAGGGAAAAGAAAATGTGGAACTTTATTATCGTGAAACCATGGACCCTGAAGGTAGGGGGTCGAAGAATCTAATCAGAATGATGACAGAAGATGGATTCTTCAAATTCTTACCAAAAACTGATGAAGCGTTTCTAAACTTTATCAGACCGTTTATGAAACTAACAAGAAAAGAAAAAAGAAAATTTAAAAACCAATCAAATTTATAATTTTATGAAAGAACAGGATATCGTTAAGATGGAATTTCTTATCACGTTGAATAATAATATTGTAATTCAACGTTATTTTAATGTCCGTGGTTATAACAACACCGCAAGATACTCAACTGAACTTTACAACTACGTAAAAGATTTAGTAAGTGCATTTGAACAAACCCAAAAAATGAGAACGGTAGTTTATATGCTTGAAAACCAATTTGAAATTTCTGAAGACCCTACTGTCTTGGATACAGATAATACTGATGGACCAGAAGTTTTCAATTTTTATGTAAAAATCGGAGAACAGACAATTTGTCATAGAATCCTTGATGGTAAAATTTTCCCACCCAAGATAAGATACACCGTAGATATTCGCCAGCACGCAAAAAGTGTGTTGCGTGACTTGACTGACATCTTTTCAGGTGAAAATTTTAACACTACTTGGATGGAATATACCCTAGTTTGATTGTATTTATAACTTACACAAAAAGGGAAAATAAATTATGTCAAACAAAAATTTCGAATATCTCGGGAATACTTTTCAATTACAATTACTCAATCAAATAATCTTAGACAAGGACTTTTCACACTCAATTATTGACGTAATTGAACCATCCCACTTTGAGAACAAATATTTCAAAACCATTCTTCAATTGGTGAAGGAATATTATATCAAATATGAATGTACTCCATCATATGAAACTTTGGGTCAAATTGTAAAAAGTGAATTTCCCCAAGAGTTGATGTTGAAGATTCTCAACGATACTATTAAACAAATTCAGGATTCATCTATTGAGGGGGCTAAGTTCGTTCAAGAAAAAGCTTTGAAGTTCTGTAAACAACAAGAACTTCAAAAGGCCATCCAAAAATCACAAAAGATATTGGATAATGGTGAATTTGAAAACTACGAAAAACTTGAAGAACTATTCAGAGCCGCTATTCAAATCGGTGAAGGTGGTAAGAAATTAGAAGACGTTTTCTTTGGTTTGGATGAAGTTTTGAATGAAGATTTCAGACATCCCGTTGCTATGGGAATTGAAGGTATTGATAGACTCTTGAAAGGTGGATTGGCTAAAGGGGAATTGGGTGTAATCTTAGCACCAACAGGTGTTGGTAAAACAACAATTCTTTCTAAGATTGCTAATACTGCATTCAACAATGGGTATAATGTTCTTCAAATATTTTTCGAAGATAATCCTAAAGTGATTCAGAGAAAACACTATACAATGTGGACAGGTATTGCACCAGATGATTTACCACTACATAGAGAAGAAGTTTTGGAAAAAATAGGTAATCTTCGTGATAACATGACCAATAAACTTATTCTCAAAAAACTTCCTTCAGACCAACATACAATGAATCAAATCAAAAATATGGTTCGTAAGATGGTTGCAGATGGTAATAAAATCGATTTAATTGTTTTGGAT